AATTAATGGCATACAACATGCAAGAACTTAAAAGATACATTAATGAATTACAAGAAGTTGTGGTTTACTACAGAAAAGTTACTATTATTGATAAAAAATAAGGGTTAAGTATGAAAATATCAGAAGAAGGCATAGCTTTAATTAAAAAGTTTGAAGGTTGTGAATTAGAAGCATATAAATGTTCAGCAGGTGTTTGGACTATTGGCTATGGGCATACTAAAGATGTTAAAGAGGGAGACTCTATAACAAAAGAAGATGCAGAATCTATGTTAGTTGAAGAGTTACAAGAATATTCTAATGATGTAGATATATCAGTCAAAGTAGATTTAAAACAAAACGAATTTGATGCTTTGGTGTCATGGACATACAATTTAGGACCAACCAATCTAAACTCTAGCACTATGCTTAGAGTATTAAACGAAGGTAAACACGATGATGTTCCTGCTCAAATAAAGCGTTGGAATAAGGCAAATGGTGAAGTAAAAAAAGGATTGATACGAAGAAGAGAGGCAGAATCTCTTATGTTTCAAAATAAAGAATGGTATGAGGTTTAATTGGTCTATAATTTATTCAGGCATTACTCCATTAGTGCTTAGGGCAAGGTAGAACCAAAAATGTCACTATCTATCTATCTTGCCTGACTCTTATGAATACTAGCGATTTAAAAGATTTTGATATTCTTTCTCCTCAAGACAAAGCTGAAGCTCTTGCGTTATTACACAAATACGATCAATTAGGCAAGCAAGAATCTTGTCAAAAAGACTTTATGAGCTTTGTAAAGCATATGTGGGGTGATACTTTTATTGAAGGTCGCCATCACAAAATTATTGCTGACAAATTTAATCGTATTGCACAAGGAAAGTTAAAAAGATTGATTGTTTGCCTTCCACCAAGACATTCCAAGTCAGAATTTGCCTCTACTTTCTTTCCTGCATGGATGATGGGTTTAAATGGAGCGTTAAAGATCATTCAATGTACCCATACATCAGAATTAGCTGTTCGTTTTGGTCGAAAAGTAAGAAATTTAATTGATTCTGAAGATTTTAAGACTGTTTTTCCTAATGTGAGCCTACAAGCAGACAACAAATCAGCAGGAAGATGGACAAGTAACATGGAAGGTGAATTCTTCGCAGCAGGTGTTGGTGGTGCAATTACTGGTCGTGGTGCTGATCTACTGATTATTGATGATCCACATAGTGAACAAGATGCACTATCACCCAAATCTATGGACTCTGCCTATGAATGGTATACATCAGGACCTAGACAGAGATTACAACCGGGTGGAACTATTGTCATAGTAATGACAAGGTGGAGCACAAAAGATTTGGTAGGAAAAGTTCTTAAAAAACAAGGAGATGAGAACAGCGATCAGTGGGAGGTAGTAGAGTTTCCTGCAATCATGCCTAAAACAGATAAGCCTTTGTGGGGTGAGTTTTGGAAGAAAGAAGAACTTTTAGGAGTAAAAGCATCGTTACCTATAGCTAAATGGAACGCTCAGTGGATGCAGAATCCTACTGCTGAAGAAGGCTCAATTGTTAAAAGAGATTGGTGGCAAAGATGGGAAAAAGAAAAAGTACCTGAATATAACTATGTCATACAAAGTTACGATACTGCTTTTTCTAAAAAAGAAACTGCTGATTATTCAGCAATAACAACATGGGCAGTTTTTGAGAATGAAGAAAATGATACGCCTTGTATTATTTTATTAGATGCAAAAAGGATGCGTGTAGATTTTCCTGAACTAAAACGCTTGGCTTGGGATGAGTATAAATACTGGGAGCCTGATTGCGTATTAATTGAAGCCAAAGCATCAGGAACACCTTTAGCACAAGAATTGAGAAGAATGGGCATACCTGTAACCTCTTACTCTCCTAGCAGAGGTCAAGATAAGGTTGCTAGAATGAACAGTGTTGCACCTATCTTTGAATCAAGCATGGTTTGGGCACCTGATGAATCTTTTGCAGACGAAGTTATTGAAGAAATGGCAAGTTTCCCTTATGGTGATAATGATGACTATTGTGATAGTGCAACCATGGCTCTAATGAGATTTAGACAAGGTGGTTTTTTATCGTTGCATGAAGATTATCAAGATGAAGTAAAATTATTAAGAAAAGACAGAACAGTGTATTATTAATTAATGAAAATTTTTGTTACATCGTTTGTTTGGGATGGCATTGAATATGTAGGACCTAATATTTTTGCTAGAGAAGAAAAAATAGCAGAAGCTATTGCTGAGTTTCAGGGATTGATAATAGAAGGAGAATTGACAGAGATTCATGGCGAAGAGTTATTACAAAAACTTAATGAAAAAAGAGTGATACACTAAGGTTTATTATGGCAGTTGAAAGAGTATTAGGCACAGAAAATAACCCTGACATAATTGAGTCAGGCAGTTCTGTAGAAATCATCCCTGAGCAAAGCAGATCAGAAGCAATCAATAGCTCTGAAAACATTTTAGTTACAGACGATGAAGTTTTGCTTGATGAACAAATTGCAGCAGAATTATCAAATTTAGAAAACGAAGAAGAAGACTTTTTTGCTAACTTAGCTGAATTTATTGACGAAGACGAACTATCCAAACTATCATCTAATTTAATTGATTCTATTAAAGGCGATCTTGAATCAAGAAGTGATTGGGAAAAAACCTACACAGATGGTTTGAAATACTTAGGAATGAAGTTCGATGAAAGTCGATCACAACCATTTCAAGGATCATCAGGGGTGGTTCATCCGATCCTCGCAGAGGCAACAACCCAGTTCCAAGCTCAGGCTTACAAAGAATTACTGCCTGCTAAAGGACCAGTTAAGACACAAATTCTTGGTCAAAGAACAATAGAAACTGAAGCTCAAGCTGAAAGAGTGCAAGAGTTTATGAATTATTACATTATGAATGTAATGAAAGACTATGATCCTGAGTTAGATCAATTGTTGTTTTATCTACCACTAGCAGGTTCTTGTTTTAAGAAAATTTATTTTGATTTTGTTTTACAAAGAGCTGTTTCTAAATTTATTCCACCTGAAGATTTAATCGTTCCTTATGAAGCTCCTGACATGTCTTCAGCAGAAAGAATTACACATGCAATTACCATGTCTCGCAATGAAGTTAAGAAACAACAACTATCAGGTTTTTACATTGATGTAGACATTCCTGAAGAATCTTATGAAAGTCGAGATGAAATAACTACTGAGATTGATGCAATTGAAGGAATATCTCCTAGTTACACAGAAGACAGAAATAGAACCATCTATGAAATACACACAATTCTTGATTTAGAAGGCTTTGAAGACACAGATCAAGAGGGTGAGCCAACAGGTTTAAAACTTCCATACATAGTTACGATAGACGAACAAGCCAATCAAGTGCTTGCAATCAGAAGAAATTACAATCCTGAAGATACTGGTAAAAATAAAATCAATTACTTTGTTCAATACAAGTTTTTACCCGGTTTAGGTTTCTATGGTCTTGGACTATCACACATGATTGGAGGTATATCCAAAGCTACCACCTCAATATTAAGACAGTTAATAGATGCAGGAACATTGGCTAATCTACCAGCAGGATTTAAAGCAAGAGGAATGCGTATTCGTGATGAAGCTGAACCATTACAACCCGGTGAATTTAGAGACATTGATACCACAGGTGGCTCATTAAGAGAAAACTTAATACCACTTCCAATCAAAGAACCTAGTAATGTATTAATGCAATTACTTGGTTTACTGGTAGATTCAGGCAAAAGATTTGCCTCTATTGGTGATATGAATGTTGGTGACATGAATCAAGCCATGCCAGTAGGAACTACAGTAGCTTTATTAGAGCGTGGCACAAAAGTCATGAGTGCTATTCACAAAAGATTGCATTACGCACAAAGATTAGAATTTAATCTTTTGGCTAAAGTTTTTGCAGATTACTTACCACCTGAATACCCATTTGACACAGGATCAGGTGCAAGAGAAATAAAAGTTAGTGACTTTGATGATCGAATTGACATAGTTCCTGTCTCTGATCCAAACATATTTTCACAAAGCCAAAGAATAACTATGGCACAAGAATTGTTGCAAATGGTTCAATCTAATCCTGAAATACATGGTCCTACAGGAATATATGAAGCCTATTACAGAATGTACAGTGCATTAGGCGTTGATAATGTAGACTCATTGTTGCAACCACCTGCTGACAATACACCTAAGCCAATTGATGCAGGTTTGGAAAACAGTGGTTTATTAATGGGTCAACCTGCACAAGCATTTGCTGAACAAAACCATGAAGCACATGTAGAGGCTCATCAAAGTTTATTTTTAACTCAAGTGGTTAAAGAAAACCCACAGTTACAATCGTTAATTATTAGCCATGTAATGCAACATTTACAATTTCTTTCAGCTCAAGTAGCTGAACAACAAATGCCACCTGAAATGCAAGAACAAATTGCACAGGTTCAAGCACAAATGCAACAAGTAAGTCCTGAAGAAGCACAGCAAATACAACTTCAAATACAAATGATGTTAGATCAAATGAGTTCACCTATCTTGGCTGAACTTACTAGAGAATTTATGCAATCTATTAGCGACACAAATCAAGGCGATCCCTTGGTTGCGATTAGACAACAAGAGTTAGAATTAAAAGACAAAGAATTAGACATGGATCAAGAACAATTTGACTCTAAACAACAGTTGCAATCTCAATCTAATATGGCTGATACACAAATGCAACAACAACGCTTAGATATACAAAAAACTATTGCTGATGATAAACTCCAATTAGCAGTAGAAAGAATGCAACAGCAAGCAGAATTAAAACTAATGGAGTTACAATCCAAAATGAGAGGGAATTAATATGACAACATCATATGTGAAAGAAGCAATTGACGAGCTAAAAGTTCAAAAAAAAATTAATAAAGAAAAAGAAGAAACTGACAGACTAGATAACGAAAAGTTACTAGCAGACAAAAAGAAAGTTTCTGACGAAAGAATTGCAAAAAAACAATTAGCCATTGATAAAGGCAACATTTATGTCAACGAAGTCTCAGTGGTTATAGAAGCTAAAGAAATGCAAGCTGAAGTCAAAGTAGCAGAAGAAGTGAAACAAGAGGCAGAAGAAGAGGTAGTAGAAAAACCTAAAGTTGTCAAAAAAATTAAAACTGTTAAAAAAACTAAAACTGTTAAAAAA